GATTAAAACACCTATTTATTATATAAAAGAACGTAAAATGGCTGAATTTAATGATACATACCGCAAGGCCGGAATATTGATGCAAAGTGCCTTGAAAAAATATGAAGCAGGTGATATTGAGGGCGGAAACAGAGACCGTCAAATGGCTAATGAAATGTATGATAAAGCCGAAAATCAAGTAGATGCTACGGCAATGTTATATGGCGAAAGCCGTAATTTCGGTACTATATATAAGGTTTTTGAAAGTAATACCTCAAAATTATTCACTGATAAGAAAGGTAACGGCAAGTTGAAGAAAATACTCAAATTCATCAAGGAAAACAAAACCTTGAAATCGGAATTTGACGCATATAATGCATTGATTTATCCGGAATCTGTAACAAATGCAGAGGAATACGTAAATGAAGCAATCTCATTGATTCCTAATTTGGATAAGAAGACCGTCGTAGAGAACAATCAGAAATTCATAGACTTAATCCATGAACTGAAACTTAATGAAATGGTCGAAATACCAGACGATGACTTGAAACTTTATGAAGCAGTTGAATACATCGTTTTAAATCCAAAGACATTAGATAACGTGAATGAGTTTGTCAATGCCAAGAAATGCATAACAGAACACATTGAAAAGAACTGCAATTATAGCAATGTCACCAATGAAACCGTTGACTCAGTTTATGATAAAGGCGTTAAAGAGGTAGATGAAAACTATCAGAAGAACCTTAACGAAGATGAGAAAATGCTTGTTGAGAAATTAGCAAGTATTAATACAAAGGAGGCATATTTCGACGCTGCCAAACTTGATACGTTGAAAATGCTTGACACACAGCTTAATGAATGTAACGAGGAAAATCGTGAGGGTCTTCAGCAGATTATTGAAAACATCAGTAAGAAGGCATACGACGAAAATAAGTTTATTGCCGATGCCGCAGAATTTAGGGAGATAAAGAATACTTTACAAGAGCAAACAATGCCTAAGGCACTTGTACAGACACTTGCTACGGAACTTGCAAAGAAATATCGCGGAGAACCATCGAGGAATGAAGATTGGATAATCGGTGAATTATCATATAATACTCCGGATGACGTGGATACTGAAAAAATCATAAAGGATGTCAAAGAATTGTCACAGAGATATAATCCTGAAGATGTCGGCTATATGGTGATTAGTAATATGATGGCCGGAAACTATAGAGGATTTTGGGCTGAAAGCAAAGAACGTTGATGATGCACGTAAATATTTTGAAGAACATCCGAATATAGATTGGGAATTACAAAAATAAACTAACATATAATATATTAAAATGAAATACACTATAAAAGAATCAGAATTAAAAAGTCTGGTAAGAAAACATATCGTTGAGGCTCTTAAACAACGTGAAAAACGTTCAAATGAAGATAGGCTGAAACAGTTTATAAAAGAATCAGACCTTAGCAGAATTGTGAAAGAGTCTGTGAATAGAGTGATTAAAGAAGAACATTACAACGATGATGCAGCTCTACCTTACATAACTAAAGCATTTGATGAATTAATCAATAAAATAGGCAATGCTGCTGTTGCTATTAATGGTGAAAGTTGGGATGCTGCAATATCTAATGACCCATTTTCAAAAGCTTTAAAACTTATTTATCAAGCAAAACGTGTATTGCTTAATGCTTAAAAGTAACCACCAGTCCAACTCTAATTTCAGACCATTTACGAACTAAGCCAATGGACTTATCTAACATATGGGCGAATCTCTATGGTTCGCTCATTTTTTATATGTTAAAATTTGTTAAATTAAAGAAAAAGTAGTATATTTGCAGTATATTTGAAAATTTTAATGAATACCGATAACAAGAGAACTACGAAGGAATATCCTTTACCGAAAAAAGATGGTATAAACATAAGGACAAAATACGGCACATTGGATAAGAATAATCCTAATATAATTTATATAAGGTCAAAGGCCGTAATAACGCCTATTACTGACAAGAAGGATTTCTCAGAAGAAATCATCAAGATAAAGAGGTTGTTTGAACAGAAGGTAAAGGAAACAGTAAGAAATTCATGTAGTTTTGAAGACAAGTATATCTGTACAATTGAAATGAGTGAGAACGGTATTTCGTTTGGTAAGAAAAGTCACGTAAAATACGACATATATGTTAAGCCGAAAGAAATGAAACCGTTGATTGAATATCATAATGATATGTTAAGGCTGTCTTACCTTTTTAATGAGGAATTATCACAATCACTTATAGATAACAATATTAAAATCGAATAGGTAATATTTAATCTGAATGGTATATTTATAATATATTGAATAGACTATTCAGATGAGTAAATTATATAATAAGGAACAACTTGTTGAAATTAAGAAAGGCCAGACAGGCTATGGTCTTCTTATTGAACATGATGGGCATATTATCGGAAAATCTGATGTTATCAATCAGATAAAGGAAGATATTGATGCACATCATCAATTCGTCATACCAGATGATTTTGTTGTTTCTGCCGTTTTTCAGAAATACGGTATCAAAAACGCAAACGGAAGAATATATCCGGAAGAAATCCTTAAAAGGGAAGTACAGAAATATTTGGAAACAAGAGTGGCAATGCATAATGCAGTCGGTGCGTTAGACCATCCGGCTTCATCTTCATTGTCAGGACATGATGTGTCACATAACATACTTGATTTAAGATGGGAAGGACACACTCTTGTAGGTGAAATGAAACTACATCTTTCACCCGGTTATAAACGTTACGGAATTTGTTCTACAAGTGGCGACTTGGCCGCTAACATGATTCTTGACGGTATTCTTATTGGCGTATCATCAAGAGGCGTAGGCAGTGTTGAACAGAAATTCGGTACATCAGTGGTTGGTGATGACTTTGAATTGGTCGGTTGGGATATAGTTTTAGAGCCGTCAACACCGTCTGCTTGGATTAAACAAAACTCAGAAGAACTTGAACCGTTTATTGAAACTGACTTAACAAAAAAAGGTAATGTCTTATCAGAGAAAATTGAAAAAATCGGTAAGATTTTGAATATTTAAATGTGACATTTTAAGAAAAACATTTATAAAGGCTATGCAAAATAGCCTATTTTATGCATTTTTAATCAAAACAATATATTTATATTTAAATAATTGAATAATTTTATTCATAATGGCAAATAATATCAGAAGCGAATATATCAAGAATCTCGTAGAGGACAGAGATAAATTGACGCAGAAACTTGAAGAGACAACCAAAAACACATTGCAGAATGTCGTTGAGGAAACAATCAACAAGCAGTTGCGCCAAATGATTTCTGAAGCCAACGATGATTTTGAAGTGGAAGAGGTTAAACCTGACACTGATGATACGGCTACAAGTGATGTCGAAAATCCTGCTGACGGTGAGGGTGCTGCAATCGATGCTAACCCTGAAGGTGGCGAAGATGCCGGCGCAGTTGCCGACGATAACACAGGCGCAGAAGGTGGCGATGCTGCTGCTGACGCAGCAACAGATGATGCCGCAGGCGACGAAGTATGGGACGGTCTTGAACAGTACAAAGGTGAAGACGGTGAATATGACCTGACAAGTATGGGTAAGGACGATGTTATCAAGGTTCTTAAAGTCATGGGTCCTGAGGACGGAGTTAGAGTTCTTAAAAACGATAACGGAACCGTTACATTACAGGATGACGAAACTGACAAAGAATACATCATTGACTTAGACGGTTCTACCGGAAGTAGTAGTGATGCAGATGCAGAAGGTGATGCTGATATCGAAATCGAATTGGATGACGATGGTGCAACAGACGAATGCAATGCAAAACCCGGTAAAGTGATTAAGGAAGGTGAAGTGAATCTTGGTTACACGGATAGTTACCAAGGGGAAACTGCTATGACAGTTGACAGTAACAAAGAAACCGCAAACAGTAAAGACACTTATTCTATGGATGCCGGTGTTCCAACCGGTACTGAGAAACCTTGGGTTGGACATAAAGGAAATATGTCACCTTATGGCAGTAAAGAAAAGAAAGTAAATGAAGGTGAAGCATGTGAGAAATGTGGAAAGAACCCTTGCGAATGTGGAAAGAAACTCGATGAAACAATGACTTCAACTGAGAACAGTGCAAACGTAAGAGGTGACGGTATGACACACGCAAACACCAACAGTCACCAGAAGTTCGCAAGAAACGGACATGTAGGCGGACAACAGACAAGAGGTACTGGCGAAGGCTATGAACCAGCAAATGAAAGCATCGACGCTATCAAGAGAAAAGCTAATGCAATCTTCTTGGAGAACAAGGAATTGAGAAACATTGCAGAGTCAATTAAGAATAAACTTGAAGAAGCAATCGTAGTGAACAGCAGCCTCGGAAACATTATCAAGTTGGTTACTGAAAACAGTACTACACTCGAAGAGAAGAAGAATATTATCAAACGTTTTGACAGTGTTAAGACTATCAACGAAGGTAAGGCCCTCTATAACACGATTTCAGAGGAATTGAAGAAGTCAACAAAGGTTAATAATACAAGTGAAACAAAACTTGATAACCAATTGGCAGAATCAAAGAAAACACAGTTGGTTGAAACAACAATGTATCAGTCAGCAGACCTTTCAGCGACACTCAGCCTTATGGAAAGACTTAACAAACTCTAATTCAGACGTTTTTGCGTAAAAACTGATATTTATAATTAAATAAAAAGAAAAAAGTATAAAAACATATGCGTGAATTATTAACAAGCGGCGCAGTCGGTTCTATCGAACTTAACGCCCAGAAGAAAATCAGAGCAGACATTCAAGAAAGATGGGAGAAACTTGGCCTTGTAAAAGGTCTTGAAGGCCACATCAAGGAGACTGTTTCTACTCTTTATGAGAACCAGGCAAAGCACCTCATCTATGAGGCTACTGCATCAGATAACTCAGGCTCATTCGAGACTGTTGTATTCCCATTGATTAGACGTGTATTCAGTAAATTGCTTGCCAACGATATCGTTTCAGTTCAGGCCATGAACCTTCCTATCGGTAAGTTGTTCTTCATCAAGCCTGTAACATCAGAACGTGAATGGGACTTCGCATCTGACACTCAGATTACCGATGGTGACACTGGCCGCCATGTTGGTCTTATGGGTTACAAGAGAACACAGAAGAACCGCCTCTATGACGAGAACGGAAATCCTGTTGCTTTCGATGCTGATGACCAGAGAACTTGGAACACAAGAAACCGTTACTATCTTCCTGATGAGGTCGTACAGCCAACTCAGACAGATGCTGATACCACAGAGCCTGAAGTAACGAAGTATATGAAGAAGACTCTTTATGACCTCTTCTACAATGACTTCCTCTTCGACAACTCTAAGGGTAAGGTGACTATTAAGGTCGGTAAGGCTTCTGTTGTGAAAATCCTTCCTAACGGAGACTATGAGGACGTTGACCCTGCTGACATTCCAGTTAGCCCACTCGACGGCTCAATCAGTTCACTTATGCTTAAAGTAGGTGGTTTCAGTCAGTTCAATGCAGGCCACTTGATTGGTCCTGATGGTAACGAAATGGATACCGAATCATTCCTCGCTTCTTTGAAGGTTATTGCTAACAAAGACTTCACTGACGATAGCGAAGATGGCAAGTATACTACTTTCAAACAGGGTGAGTCAATCCAGTTCCGTGTTGTTACTCAGAAATATGCAACCGGTCTTGTAGATTACGCTCCTACTTGTGACCCACAAGGACACATCTATATCGAGCTTGACCTTACAAAGCCTTGCAAGAACCAGGGTACTACAATCAACGGTTACATCGGTTTGAATCCTAACACTGAAATTGACCCCGCTGCTGACTTCCAAGTTGCTTGGGCAGAGTACGATTCACTCGAACTCGAAACTGAAATGGGTGAGGTTTCATTCCAGCTTACTTCAGTAACTGTTTCTGTTGAAGAGCGTAAACTTCGTGCTACTTGGTCACCTGAACTTGC